CGCACTATTACTAGTGCGGTGGGCCCAGCAAAGGCCTGCAGCGGGCTCGAATTGTTCGAGTTAACTTTGTCCACTGCTGTTACAATGTTTACATGCAGTGAGAGACTCGCTTCAGGGGAATCCCTTGGAGAAATCTTAGGAGCAAAAGATCCAGCAAGTGCATTCAATGGACTCGCTGATGAACTTGTTTCTTTGAAGGACTTCACTTATTCTGGTCTTCCAGTGGAAGGTAAGGTCTGTCGAGTCGAATATGTTGCGCGTCTTGAGCGAGCAATTGCTTCTGGCAAGACTGTTGAAGAGTCTCTGCCAAAGCGTGCTCCGACGCGCTCCATAGTCTCTAACAACATTCGCAAGCTTCGAGCCATCCATAATGAGTTGTACTCTATCATGGTGGCACAAGTTCGTCCCACTCCTATGGCTGTGTGCCTCGAAGGCATGCCCGGCGTAGGAAAAGGACTTTTGGTGGATGTTCTGGGTATGATCTGGTCTGATGTGAAGGGTCGTGAATACGATTCATCACATGTATACCATCGCCAGGCTCTTGAAGAGTACTGGTCTGGATACCAACCAGCGTCAAATCCCATAATTCATTATTCCGAGCCTGGCTCTCTGCACCGCAAGATTGCGGAGTCTCGTGGAGATCCAGTAATGAACGAGATATTGTCTGTGATCGACAATCAGCCGTACATGTGTAGTATGGCTGAAGTTGAGAACAAAGGCAAGGTCTTCGTCATGCCGGAATTGGTCCTGATGGATTGCAATGACCCAACAATGAATATTGATGTTGTGGTCAATAATCCCGCTGCTGTGAAGCGCAGGATGTTGTATATCCGTCCGACGGTGAAACCAGAGTTTAGAAAGTCTGGTACTTGCCGTATGGACCAAGTTAGATCCTTAAGCTCCAATATTCCAATTTTGGATAGGTGGACGTTCGACGTCTACCGTATGGAGCCTGTTGACCTAAAGACGTCAGGTGTTACTCGTTTAATCGAGGGTACCGATATCTATGGGTTGACGAAGTTATTAAACACTAATTTTCATGAGCACATTTCTCAACAAGAGGAGCGTGTTGCAATGGTCTCGAAGATAAATATCCGAGACTATTTGCGTAGTGAGGCTGGTGAAGTTGGCGAGCAAATTGCTCCGCCTGTAATTACACCAGTGGTGTACCCTTGGTATGCTCTTTTGGCAGCAGAGGTTGGCATTGAGGTAACTTGGAGTTTCCTCTTTTTGCTTTACTTTCTGTTCCTTCAGGTTCTGTGCTATTTTGGAATGATTGTATCGTTCCTGTGGCCTCAGAACATCTTTTTAAAACTATTCACCGTGCGTGCTGCTCAGCGGCGCGCAAATTATTACGGTGAAAAAGTGCTGTATTGGTATCACCAGACCCAACTTAGTTGTGGGGTGGACGTGGTTTTACCAGCAAAAGAACCACCACGTTTTGATTATGTTCCTTATGTGATGATCTTTTCGGGACTAGTACTGTGCTTCAAAATCTTTCGCGTTTCAACCTTGTTTACCGAAGGAAACGTTCTGTCTTCAATGGCAGAGCGTACTCCTGAGGAAGTTGACGAGGTTATTGATTCTGTGGAAGAATCCACTGCGTGTGAGATTCCCCCTCCACGCACCAAAGCTGGAAATGGCATTGACTGGGATTCAGTTGAGAGACCAAAACCAGTGCTGATTACTGAACCAGTCCAATATAATGAGCCGGATAAGATTGCTGCTGCAGTGCAGAAGAATGTTCGTGTCTTATTCATCTCAGGAGAGAAGACTTTTGAGACCAGGGCTGTAGGTATCTTTGGTGATTTCGCTTTGGTGAATCGCCATTCCTTTTCCCATGCACGAAGTGACGGGACTTGGAGCGTAGAAGTCCGTGTTGACCCTGAGGTTGACATCGGCATTCGAAACGTTCTTATCCGTCATACGGAGATGGAACAGGTTGACGGTGACGTCTGGCTGGTTCGTCTTCGTGGAGCTAAATTCCGGGACATCCGGAGTTATATAGCTGCCGAAATTGTTTCACCACCTATTTTTGGTGCCAAAGGCATCATTGGAGGTGAACATGTGCGGGTCAAGAGAGCTACTCCTGTGGTGGCTCAAGATAAGAATTGGGGCCCTGTCCCCGTTGAACATCCCATGCGGTATGCTTGGAGCAATCACGCTGTGGGTATGTGTGGATCTCCTTTGTGTATGGAATACTCAGGAGGTTTTGGATTTGTGGGCATCCACATCGCAGGCCACACTGGACATAATGATTCTTATTCCGAAGCCATTTCGATGCGTCAAATCGCACCGGCTGCTCGGACTTTGATGAACAAATCCGTCACCTTGGGAGTGAATTCAGAAGGGCGTTTGCGCCTTCCTGTCTACTCACCTGGTTTAGGTGACGTGTGTGCGCGATCACCCTTGCGGTTCGAGAGTGTTCCAGGACTGGACGTTTATGGTTCAATTCTGGGCTACTCCCCTCAGCGCTTGGGAAAATCCAAATTAGTGACGAGTGGGTTTCTGCCTTATGCAGAAAAGCTTACGGGTATCTCTCCCTTTGATGTGGAGGGAAAACCCCTATTTGCACCACCCCCTTTTCGGTCTCGGACCTTTGAGGGAGAGTATGTCGCGCCCTATAATCACTTCGTCAAAAAGGCGGGAGTGATTAAGAAGTCGCTTGATCCCAGCATCCTGAACAGAACGATTAAACTCGTTACACACAGAATTGTTACAGGGTTGGCGACTAAAGGGGTTACTTCACTCTCTCCTGTTCCACTTTCAGTGGCACAGAATGGTCATCCGGAAGACTTCTACATGCGAGCCATGAAACCTTCCACCTCAGGTGGTTGGGCGTGGCCAGGCGCAAAGAAGAAGTATTCCGAGCAATGCGAGTTGGACTTCAAGAAAGACTCGTACATGCCACTTTACGACGTTAAAGAGCAAGTTGTTGAACAACTGAATGCTTATACACGTGGTGAAGACGCGCTTCCGTTGTTGGGAGCGCAACTAAAAGATGAGCCAAGAGCTTATAAGAAGGTATTACAGGCGAAGACGCGAGTCTTCTGCATGTCTCCTTATGAGAGTACACTCGTGAATCGGATGTATTTGATGCCTTT